TCAGCAGATGGCAAGCACTGGGTTCTATACGCTCACCTAGCAGCAGCTCCGACCCTAAAAAAGGGAGATAAGGTTGTCGGTGGACAGACTGTTCTAGGTCTCGTAGGAGGCGGTAAGAACACCCCTAGCGGTTCCGCAAGTACTGGTGCCCACCTCCACATGACTGTTGCCACAATGGGAAAGAACTACCAAGGCGTAGAAGCTCACCTACTCCCATTCGAGCGTCTAGTTGACCCTCTAACTCTTTTCACAGCAGCACCTAAGAAGTCTGTTGTTTCTAAAGTTGCATCCGCAGTCAAGAAGGTAGTTCCTACCAAGAAGGCATAACAGACTAGACAGGCATAAAAGCGTTCCTCCGTTCAGACTGTATAACGCATAATAAAAACAGCCCCTAGAAAAAACCCCCTGGCTTGATCCACCAGGGGGTTCTTTTATTTAGTTGGAATCAGTGCAGATTCTTCAGGTGTACAAGGTCTGTCATTCCCATTCATCTTAGTTGGATATGAAGGTTTAGTTTCATCCCACCAACCATCGACAATGCAAAAACCACCATCAGACTGGAAATCTTCAAAATTATTAAAAGTTATTTCTATATTTTTATATATTTCAAACTCTTGTTTTGTAGATTTTCCAGTTGGTTTATATCCCGAAACAGAACAGTTTAAAGTAGTTGCTTTATTATAGGCACTATTTGAAACAGATATCCATTCTAGTCCATCTTTAGATAGATATTCATAACGGTCGTTTGGCTTAGACCAATATCCACTTTTTAGGTATTTGATATCAGTGTAATAGGTATCCCCCTTATCAACTACAATTCCTTTTATAGTTTTTGACTCAGTGTAGTAAGTCTGGGCTAGATAGAAAAACTTAATAGATCCTAAAGAACCATCAATATATCCATTAATAGAATTACTTTTACTTTCTCCTACCCAATTAGGCCATCTATCTCCATTAGCAGATTCACAATTAAAAGAAGGATTTTTTAAATAATTACCATTTAACAAAATACTTATATCATAATTTTTAGTCCAGAAAGCTCTATCATCATATTCCATAGGAAACTTAAGTTTGTCATTGAAAGACGCAGAATGGTGAGTCTCTATTAGTTCACTTCTAGATATATCAAAAGAACAACTAGTCAAGCAATCTTTACCATTAATTTTTATACTTGCAATAGTAGGGTCGGGCCAAACGGACTTTATCTCATAGAGATATCTCTTAGTGCCTTTCATATCAGTAACTACAAAAGTAAAAAACAATTTAGATTTATTTGCAGTTACATTACTAATACGAGCAGAATTCTTACCAATTTTAGTGACTACCAAATCAGATTTTATATAAGTCTTTTTATTCGGTGCTGGGTCATACCATCCACTATAAAACTGAACTTTATCTGTCTTAGGGTTATCAGTACTGATTGATAGGTCAAATGATTTAGTTTTATAGTTTAAGTTTAAAAGACCAGGATCTCCAATAATTGTTTTGTAACTGCCATCCCATACTTCTTTACAAGTCTTACCATTTTTTACATAAAATAGTCCGTTATATGTCCAATTTTGATAGCATTCAGTTGTGACATGATCTTTGTAGTAATATGTCCCCATACTTGCATCGTAGCGAAAAACATTCCCACCACCATTTTTACTTCCACCCTCTGCCCTAGACGAGAACCTATCACCCTTAACACCGCTGCCCCAATATTCCTGAGCAGTGATACTAGGAGCTTTATATTCATGGTAACCAGAGTACGGCTCAGCAATAGCTGGAACATAAGTAAATGAACTTGTAGTAGCAACAACAACTAGAGTTATAAATAATTTTTTCATATTTAAAATATACATACTTTCATAGTATATGTCAAGGAAAAATACTTATTAAATAAAAAACCCCCTGCCAATCACAACAGGGGGTTCTTTTTTATTTGAAAGGAAAGCCACACACGAACAAATGTGACTCTTACATTCTAGTACACCAACTAGAAAGAAGTCAAATTATTTACCAAAAAGACCATCATCTTCATCATCGTCAAAGTCATCAAAAATACCACTATTCATTAGACCGTTCATAATATCCTGGAAAGATTCATTTACACGAACAATCTTACGGTCACGCACAGACATTTCGATTAGCTCAGCTTTATATATTAGCTCTGCCATCTTCTTTCTATCACGAGGACTTAAATTTTTAAAGACAGAATTGTTTAAAAGCATAAGAAGAATGTCTGACATGTGACGTTGCTTCTGGATCTTTCGTATTTGACGTTCACGCATGTTGCTATCCTATCAGTTTTTCTGGAGTTAAAAAGACCAAATAGTCTTCTTTTCTAACAAAATAAATATCATCTTTTATGCTATAGTTTAAAATTTCTAGTAAAAGTAGGTGTTCAAACACCTTTTTTGTCTGCTCAAGAGCAACTTTTTTAGAAACTTTCTCAATTTCTTCTAAAAATCGTGCTTGTTTTTCTTCACTAGATATGGTAGGATCTGAAATCCAACCTAACTGTTCTTCCACTTAGTCTCAAATTCTTTTATTTTATTAGAAAGTTTATCAATTTCTTCACCTATCACCTCAACAGTCATAAGTTCTATATCAATTCTTTCTGCAAGCTCATCTAGTCTTTGCTCTAGTGACTTATCCATTTAGAATAGTTCCTTTTACTAAATATTGCAAATGCTCGATTGTTCCTTGATTATGCAGTAATCCATCAAATGAGTAATCATCCAAGGCATGTTCAGAGATATGTTCATTAGCTGCGTTTACTCCATCACGAGTAATACGCCAAACAGTCCCACCAAGTTCTTTAATTGCATTAGCTTCATTAGGAAAACGAACATCAGATATAACTACCTTTGAACCATCAGGAACATTTTGTAAAGCATAATTTACCCAAAAATCTTCACCAAACATTTCACGTCCGACTTCAGTTCCAAATCTTTGTAATAGTCCACGAATTTCAGGTCCATGTTCTTTTAATTCATCCCAACCATAAATATCAACTCCAATACGAATAGGAGTTCCAACTACATTATTAACAGTGATTTTTGGATTGAGCTTATATAGCGCCTCTTTCATAGGTGCAGCAAATGAAAGTTTAGTATACCCATGCTCAGCAACAAGATAATCAGCAACAGTATCTTTACCACTTCTAGCCCAACCAGCAAGACCAACACAAGTAACTCTAGGCTCTAGCTTTCCATCCCTGAGAATATACAAAGGAATGCCTAACGCTTTTGCAACGTAAACTTCGAGCGAAGCACCTTTACTAGTTTGCCACCCTTGTAGTACACATACAGCATCGGATAGCACAAGACTACCCAAATCACGCCGAAGATAAGTAGACCAACTAGTCCCATTAGTACTAGAGGAAATTGCATCTTTGATGGCAGTTTCGAGATCAGTACTGTCATTAGCGGCTGGGTTGAGCGTCTCATGTCCTAATTCCTTTAGTTTGTTTTCAGTCTCAAAAAATAAAGGGAAGTTAAAATCTTTTATCCCAGTCATTGGACCAGCAATGTAAATTTTCATACAGCACAATCTTTGCAGATATCCCAAAGTGCGTCAAATTCACCAACAGTAGTCTGCTGCCCACTTACTTCTTCTATGTCTTTAATTAACTCACACTTAGGGCAAGTAAATACTTCAACTGACTCAAAAGGTTCAAAGTTAGTAATCCGTTGCATACGACCGTTATGTTCTTTCATACGCTCTTCAAGAAGTAGAGCATCTACATGATCTTCCCAACCATCACGATGTCCAGCAGAATAGGCAGCAATCTCATCTTCAGTTGCTTCACGAACAATAGATATAACTTCTTCGTGGTCTATCTGCTCAACTACCGCTACTCCATACTCCGATGCTTCATCTGCAGTATCTGCGTCTATAAAAATGCATTCAGATATTTCATCATCTTTAGATATAAACGTCACTTTGTATAAGGCCATTTGTTACTTCTTTTTCTTTTCTTTAGGAGTAGGTGCGAGTGTAAGTGTATCAACAGGCTCTGGCTCAGCAACCTGATTTTGAATCTCTAGAGTCTTCAAGAAGTTACCATTAAAGTTGTACTCACCAGCATGTGAAATACGAACCCAAGGAGCAGCATAGACTGAATTACCCAAAGATCTCCAAAGGTGACAGAAGGCATAGTCTTCCGACAAAAGAATGCTTTCAGGAGCATCAGTAATTAGAGTAGGGAAATATTCAACAATTTCCTCACCTAGAGGAATTTCACCAGGAGAGTTATTTTTGTAAATATTACAAACTTCTTTCATCTGCTCAAATACATTGCGTCTTATGAACAACATACCAGTACCGATGTCACGAACCTTAAATGGCTCATCACCTCTAAAACTTTGAGAGTCAGGAAGGAAGTTAATTGCAAAGTTACCTGTGTAAAGCTGAAGCTCTTCGACTGGTACACCAGCTAGTACAGCCTTCTTGACATTTTCCCAGTTAATAGACTTCATAGGATAAACAGCTCCGATGACATCTTTACCAGAGTTGACCATCTTTACGATGTCTTCAGATACAAATCCGTGGTCACCATCAATGAACAGCAAAGCATCACAATCAGACTTAATAAACATATGAGTAAGAGTATTGCGAGCACGAGTAATCAAACTCTCATTAGTAATAGAAATATGAGTAGTATCATGTCCAGCTTTAGCAAGTGCTTGAATGAGTTCATTCAAACAAGCAACATATACGCTCTTAGAGTTACCACCATACATCGGGGTAGCAATACAGATTTTCATTTATTCTTCTCCATCTAACAACCAGACAAGGATATCTGGATTTTCTTTCAAAATCAATAACAAAGACGATTCCCAAATTCCAATGAAGTAATGTTCCCAAGCTTCAAAGTCATCTGTCTTTTTAGGTTTCGTTCCGTTATCAAAAACCATTCTAGCAGCATGCATTATTTCATGTAGTAAGGTGACGCGTTTTTTACTGATATGAATATCTGCGTCTATTACAATTAAGTTCTTACTGTCAAGCGTATAGCCATAGCTACCATCAGTTAGCATTCCATCCTTCGAAGAGGAGCGCTCAACAATATCAAATATCTGCGGTCCAACTTTTACATAAGCAGGAAGTACGGAATTCATCAGTCTCCAATAATAGGTCCATGCGTTTCGCAAGCTTCAATAGCTGCGTTTTCAGTTTTGTACTGGTCCCAGCAGTTTTCACTTTTTGGAGAGACTAGCACAATAACCAATTCTATCAGTGCAATTGCAACTAGTACAGATACAACTCCAAGTACTCTTTTAGTTGTCATTATCTTCTTCCTCTTGCTTGTCATAGTATTTAGTAAGGATTCCTAATAATACCACACCTACTACTAAAATTGCAATATTTACTATTTCCATTAGGCTTCTCCTCTCTTTGGATATGGTAGTACTTTATATTTAAGTTTTGCAAGTAGTTGCTTCTTACGAGTCCTAGAAGCATTAAAAGTCACGTACCTATGCTTACGAGGACGCTCAATATAGTAGACATTCTCAGCCCCGTACTTCTCTACTACCTCAGCTTTAGTCAGCCCTTTATCTAAGGTAGTGTGGTGGACATGCTCTAGACCTTTTACTTTTGGATCTTTAAACTGCTTACTTAGTCCTGTATATAGCCAGTTAGTTGCTTGATATACAGTACCAATATGATTGTAGGAACTATCTGCATAGCTCACAATAATCTCTTTATCTAACTGTTTAAGAGTATTACCAATTAAAAAGCTTTCGCCGTTCTTTGGGACACTGTCATCGATCCACAAGCGGTTAAGCTCATAGACATTCTTAAATTCATCTTCACCACATACTCCTTTTAATAGAGTAATAGAAGCAGGAACACCGTAGACAATTACACCTAAACACTTTAAAGAGTTTTTATGAAACAAACCAAAAGCCACAGAGTACGGAGCTTTACGATGCAAGTAATGATTAGTTACAATCATCTCCATTGCAAGGTCATAAGTAATTTGTTCGATGTAATAGTTTTCAAGCATAGGTTACTCAAAAAGAATATCTTCTAGCTTTTCAAATCCTTCATCTTCTAAATCAAGTGCATCAAGAAGTAGCCTAAAACCTTCATTTATAAAACTCTTAGCTGTATCACTAATTCCTGCAGAGCTAATGATTCCATTAGCTAAACAGTAAGCAAGAGGAAGACCTAGATCATTGTAGGCAATGAAGTCTTGAAATGTTTCATCATTTCTGTAATCTAACCAAAGGTCAGCCAAAATTTCACATTTCTTTTCAAAAGTTGTTTCACTCATTAATCCACTCACAGACATCTACGCTATGTGCTCCACCCAAATCTTGATACTCAATGGTTGAACACTTATAGTGCTGACTTACATACATGTAAACAATACCACCAATAAATAGCGTCATAGTAATGAGCAACATCTTTAGTTCTTTACTCATTGTCTGGCTCTGGTTCCCAGCTGTAGTCGGGTTCGTCAGGCTCGCAATTGCCATCACATTTACCTTCACCTTTACATTCAGGGCAAGGCTCATCATCTATTGATACTTGGTTCTCTTCATCCCAAGCAGTACCTTCACCGTCACACTCAAGACACACATGCTCACAAGGCTCTGCATCCCAGCTGGAAGGGTAAGATGTTTTCCATCCATCGTATCCAGGAATTGATTCCATTAGTTTTCTCCTTCAATTAGTTCAATATGCTCACGAACAGCCCTGCAACTTGCATGGGTTCGCATTAACTTTGCATCTCTACAATATACATTAGTACATGCAAGATTGTCAAGTAGCTGAATTATTCTAGCACGCTCTTCTCGTCTTCCGACTTCTTCACCTGCTAACCAGATTATTCTGGCTTCTTCATCTTTCATGTTACTCACTAGCTTTTAGAAAAGCAATTAAATCTTCAGAGCGGAAGTGGTCTCGATGCATAACCCCACCGCCATCAAACTCAATAGTTGTACGATTCTCTTCAATCCACTCTAGTAGGCGGGTACGGAGATCCATCTCTCCCACCTCATGTCCAAACAAGTAAGCAGCATCAATAGCATCCCCGAAAGCTCGGTTTGCAATTTCCCTAGACCGAATAGCATTATTTGTTGCTTTTCCGATTTTAGATTTAATAGCGGCGTTTACTACTTCGTCCGTTACATCTCCAGCATGTTCAAAATCATTTAAACTCATTTAGATTCTTTCTGCTTAGCGTTTCCACGTCTAGCTTGCTCATATAGACGCTTCTTCTGCATCTGGCGGTTGAAGCGAATCTCTTTAATTAGCTTCTCATACTCTTCGTTTGTCATTGCTTCCTTCTTTGTTAAGCGACATATAAATCGTAACACTACAAACTACCTGATGCAACTCTCTGCGTCACGGCGTTCCTTATAACATTTAGGACAGTAGCTTCCTAGGAATCTAATCCGATGTTTACGACATGGATAACCGCGTCTACTATTCTTCATTAGAAGTTGCTTTCTCTTCTTTAATAGCTCTTTTCTTTTCTTTGTGAAGCTGAGCTAACTTTTCATCAGACTTACCTTTAATGTGTACACGTTTTACTTTTTCCATAGAATAACTGCGGAATGTGCTTGCACCTTTAGGTCCCCCCCAAACATCAATCCATTCAACTCCAGTTTCAGTAACAACATGTTTTACAAAACTATAGCGACCACGTTCACCTTCAATTTTCAATTCAGTACCAGGAACAACATTTCTACCATTTATCTGTATCTCAGTTTTAATTGTCCACTTAGCTATAGAACCAGGGGCTAGCTCAGGAATCACTCTTTTACTACGACGACTCATCTTTGGTTTCTTTCTCTTCAATAGTTGCGTCTACTATGTTTTTCACGGTCGAAGCATACCACTTACCACCGTTCTGCGTAGGAACCTCATCTCGGTTCAAACCATCGGCAATTTTAGCGTAACTGCGTCCACTACTTCTTTCTACCATAATACGCTCTTTAATGTCAAGCGGAGTTTTATTTTTAGGTCCCATGTCTACCCCCCACTTAATTCCACGGTCTCGACGGTCTTTATGGACATCCTTTTGACGGGCAGCAATAATACCTCGCTCCATCTCAGCAAGGGCAGACATAACGGTTACAACGAATCGACCCTGATAGGTAGAGGTATCTAGGTTCAAATCCAACATAATTAGTCGCCAACCCTTTTTATTTGCCATATCCACGATATCTAGGAAGTCCGTCGTTGAACGGGCAAGTCTATCAATTCTAGTAACAATAAGGGCGTTTGCTTCACCCTTTTCTAATCTAGTAAGGGCGTCTGTTAAAACAGGTCTACCCTTGATAGATTTACCAGAACGGCCTTCCTCTCTGATAACTTCCCACGAAGTAAACCCATGGAACTCAGCAGCATTAATTAAAGTTCGCTCCTGAACATCTAGGGAAACACCATCATTGACCTGAAGCTGTGTAGATACACGAGCATATAGAAGAGCTACTCCAGGATTGACAGGATCAGTCAGTGCCATTTCTTACTGACTCCAACCACTGTTCATAATGAGTTTCCTGAAGCCATATCTGCTTGTGGTGAGGGAACAAGGCTCCTGTATGAGCATGCATTTGGAATCCAGCTTCATAGACACGAAGAGAGAACAAAACATCCTCCCCCATCCATCTATCATCTGACATAGCTCCATCAGCAAACCAAGCCCAGCTAGGGCCAGTCTTATCCTTAAACATCTCCTGAATCTTTAGAAGTACGCTCCTGTGGATAAGTAGCGAACCAGCACTGGCTCCAGCAACAGGGATTAGTGAATCTTTAGGATAATCAGTCATAAATGAGACAGACCCATCATTACTTCCATAGATCAACGGAGTTGATTCTAGTGTCACTGAATTACGAAGAGTGAAGACCAACCCACTGACAATTGGATGAGTTTCTGCATTAGCAGATTCAATAAGCTTCCCAACTCCATCAACTGTAAAGAACTGGTCAGCGTCTACCATAAACAGCCAGTCATCTTTTGTATTACGGAGGAAGTGGTCAACAAGCATATTGCGTCCACGAGATATCAGTCCGCTCACTTGAACAGTATTGTAAGAGCCAAACCTCTTGGAATAGGCACCAAGTACATCAATAATACTTACCATAAAGTTGCCATCAACCATTCCGTTGTGGCACCAAGCTAGGTGGATAGTTTCCTTTTCACCGATCATTTGTTCTCTGTTCTGTCTAATCTATCTATTGAAGCATTAAAGTAATCTAAATCTTTTTCAGAACCTACGTAGTGTCTATTATTCTTTTTACAAACAACAGCAGTAGTACCAGACCCCATAAACGGATCTAGAACCAAGTCATTTTCATTGGTAGTAGCAAGTACAACTCTTTCCAAAAGCCACTCAGGCTTCTGAGTAGGGTGAATCTTTTTTCCACCTGCGGTCTTTCCCCTAGTCCAAATTGAACGCATTTGCTTCCCCCCGTTCATTTCTTTCATAACTTCATAGTTGAAAGTATTGCCCTTACCTTTTCTAGCCCATATAAAGTTTTCATGGTCTGCCACAAAACGCGTACAAGAAAGATTAGGCGTGGCATCTGACTTATGCCATAAAACCTCATTTAAGATTTCAAAACCAAGTTTTTGTAGTACATACCCCACTAAATAGATATTATGATATGTTCCAGATACCCATATAGCACCTCCAGGCTTTAGAACCCTATAGCTTTCAGCTAACCATTCTTTTGTGAATTCTTCAAAGTCGGTCTCATTGATGTCATCCCAGACTCCCTTATTTGTATTTAAATCGTTTCCGCCAGACTTACTAAACTTCATATTAAAATTGCTTTTACTTAAGTTATAAGGCGGGTCAGCAAAAATCATATCAATAGAGTCATCATCTATTTTGGAGAAAAGCTCTAAACAATCCATGTTATAGATTGAATCTATTTTAATAAGTTCTTTTTTATCAGTCATATGGAAAGCCTAACATATAAACTTAATCCTAAGTTTATACGACAATATACAAAATAGTTTTGTACATTAACTTTATGATAGATTAGATACATGGAAATACGACCACCTTTTGTATGCAACGAAGATAAGTTCGGCGGTACAGAGTATATGGCTAGAGGGTTTAAGGACAGAATCCTACCCTATGCTCCAAAGTTTAATAACTACTTTTGTATGGTTCTTCCAGGACCTATTCCATCATTTGATCCTGAATTCTACAAAGATAAAGATTTGATACTTTGGATGCATAATCCAATGGATCAGCTACACGAGCTTGTTAATACTTTACTTAAAGATAGCATATTTGCAAGTAGAATCAAGTTTATTGTTGCAGTATCTGAATATCACAAATATAGGCTAGTTATTGACTTACCTCATATTTCAGAGGATAAGTTTGTGATAATTCCTAATGCTATAGATCCAATTAAGTTTAACCCGTCTAAGTTTGATAACGTACAAAGACCAAAACTAATCCATGCATCTCAGTCATATCGTGGATTTAATATCCTTATGGAAGCTATTCCAATGATAGAAGAAGACTTTGAACTAAGTATATTTAATGACTTTTATCCAGACTTCCCTCATAATTTAGGTTCCTTAGTTGAAGATAATAGGGTCATATTCTATGGCAATACCCCAAGAAAAACCGTCTACAAGGCACTGAGCGAATCACATATTCACGCATACCCATCTATTTTTGCCGAAACATCTTGCCTTGTACAGATGGAAGCACTCTCCGCTGGACTTTTAAGTGTTCATACAAATGTAGGAGCTCTTCCTGAGACATCACTAGGGCACGGAATAATGATTGACTATTATCAACTTAGTCCAGAACTTTATGCAGAAGAGCTTACTAAAGCAATCATTAAAATTAAAAGCGGACAGCACTACCCAGAACAGCAAGTGAAAGATATTAAATCTATTTTTTCGTGGGAAAGAGCTTTAGCTAATTGGACAGTTTTTGAAAGTATTATTTAGACTTTGCATTAAAGATTAAAGTTTCTGCAAAACTTCCAGAGTAAGCATAATCTCCATGGTGAGAAGTGTTAACCCAAGGAGCCGCGTATATCTTTCCACCTAGTTCTTTCCATTTAGTGCAGAAATAGTAATCTTCACCTAGAAGTTCACCTTTTTCATTAAAAGCATTGTCAAAGAACTGAGTAAGTTTACGTTCAACCTGGATACCAAATTTCATTGTGTGATCAATGTATGTTCTACTATTTGGGGCCATTGCTTCAAATACACTGCGTTTGATAGCCATCAGTCCAGTTCCAACTCCATCAACTTCAACTGGTTCAGATATCTTAATTTCAGTCCCCTGGGGAATATTACGGCCAGTAAATGATCCAGTCAGTTGTTCAAGGCGGTCCTCTTCGCCACTCAGTATTACTTGTTTAATTAGATCCCAGTTAAGAGTTTTTCTTGGGTAAATAGCTCCAATAATATCTTTATCAGAGTCGAGCATTTTAACTACAGCTGTCACATCAAACGATGTATCAGCATCAACAAATAAAAGAACATCAGCATTAGATGTTAAAAATTCATAAGCAAGACCATCTCTTGCCATACTAATGATGCTCTCATTATAGGAACGCGGAAAAGACACATAGTCACCACGGGAGGCTAAAGCAAATGCCAACCCCATCACACTATGCATATATTCGCCTTTACAGTTTCCGCCATACATTGGTGTAGCTATTGCAACGTGCATATCATTCTTTCTACTAATTAAGCTGCCCCTGCTGGACTCGAACCAGCAACCTTAGAGTTAACAGCTCTCTGCTCTGCCATTGAGCTAAAGGGCAATAAATAAAGTCTATACCAAAAAAGTAAAAACCCCATCCGAAGATGAGGTTTTTAGTGTGAATAGGTGGAGTGCTTTTTACCACCAGGGCCTAACTACTACGGTTCAGTAGATCCGCTTTTGAGCCCACCTGACGTTTGTCCGCTAAGACAATCCGCTAAGATCCGCCAGTGCTTTACCCGCCCCATGTAGCTTTGCGAGTTATTCAGCCATACTCCAAGTTTCCCGTCGGAACCTTGTTGATCTAACTTTAACAAATACTTTTTTGTTTTGTCAAATCCAAAACGCATATTTGTTAAAAAATTTTGGAAGACCTAGTACTGACTTTTCCCAAGTTTGGACCTTGGTTCCAGAGGTTCCCACTCGCAGGGCGTACACCTAGCAAGTCGTCTCAAGCTTTCGCTCTGCTGGTTGGTCTTGTGAACTCAGCAGTAAAGAGCCTATAGTTATTTAAGAGTATAAGTAGTTTACCAGAACCACTGCCCCAACTACTATCGAGCCAAAAAGAGTAAGCCCAACTACTAGAAGTAAACAACTCTTCCATTCATTCTTCCAGCCAAGCCAACCAGTCAAATACTTTTCCCTATGATGCGAATCGTCTGGAATTGGGTCTGGGTAAGGATTTATGAAGCCACCAGCCACTACTTACTCCTTATCTAATCCGTGGACTGTGTAGATTTGCACTACCGACTACTACCTACCGAATCGACTCGTAGCACCTTGGCTACGCCAGCCCTTGGAGATTCCGTTGCCTAGGACGGGTAGACCGCTTTACGCTCCTTTGTCTACAAGCGTGGAGATGGGGGGAATCGAACCCCCGTCCAGTGGACGTTCAGTTATTCTTCTACAAGCTTAGGTTTTACCAACCACGGTATTACAGGGCACTACGAGAGGGTCGTTCTATTTA